AGAATGGAAAGGTAAATGCTATCTGAAAATAGGAAGAACTTATGCCACTGCTGAGAAGTGCAAGAAAGGAGATATCATTGTAGTCAGACCAATTAGAATAGCTGAGTTTCAAGATCCTCAAGGGAAGCTCTATTACACTTGGATGTTCCCATACTTTGATGGAAAACATCCTGCTAAGAAAGAACCAGACACAATTGATGTCGTGAAGAAGTTAGTGAAAATAGGAACAGGTCCACCTCCAGAACAGTTGAGTGAGTTTGTCATTTACTTGAGAGAATGTCCCTTCTGGAAAGATCCTAGAATCTGTCCCTTGCACATGAGATTTAGAATCCCAAGAGACCACTTGTCTAAAATAGAAGATATTCATGTGAAAGTTCAGTACTTAAGATTTCCAATAGTCTGCAAGTTTGCTAACACTTATAGATGTAGATTTGTGAAGAGCTACTATTATGGCTTCAAAGACTTTATCATAACAGCTGAAGTAGATGAAGATACTGGAGAAATCTTAAATGTTAAGTCAGTGAAAGTTAAAGAGGAGAAAGAAGATGAGAATTAAGAAAGAGATGATTAATTGGTTGATGATTCAAGAACTATTGACTAAACCACCCAAGGAAGGAGAAGGTGGAGAAGGGGGTTTCTTCTTAGCTCCATACATGGAATATCCAACGTGTAAACAATGTCGTTATGTTATTCAACATCACTGGAGAGGAGCTTCAGTACACAAAGATTGGAGAATGGAAGTAAACGATCATCTTGTTGGTTGGACTATTCTTGACAATCCCAAAGGAACACCTAAAGTAACTACTGTGAAAGAAGCAAAAGAAGTTTATGAGAAATTCAAGTCTGAGTTTAACTTTACACCAGAGAAGAAGAACATTGGTCTAAGAGCAGAGACTAAATGTCCTTCTGAAGTATGTGATGAATGGACTTATGACATAGTCAAAGTGGAAGATGGAGTAATTTACACTAAACCTAAAGAAGAAAGACTAAGTAGATCACTCGAAGAACTAGCTAAACAACCAAAGATCTGGCTCACTGTTGAAGGAGTAGTTCCTCCTGGTTCTGTTGGTGCTACCAAACAGAATCCAGGTGTCTTTCACATCATAGATAAAGGAAGAGTCTACTTTGGTGCTCAGAAACCCTACTTCCATGAATACTTCTTAAAGTCAACTATGAAGAATGGACTTTTCAAGAAAGATGATTGGACTAGAGTAGTAGTGAGAGCAGTTAATGTCCAAGTGATTGATCCAGAGACAAAGAAACCTAGACCAGGAAAAGAATTGATGTGGAGAGTACTGATACCAGGAGATCAAACACCTTATTGTCTAGGAAGAGGAATGAAGAAGAAGTGGGTACCACCTAAAGATTACATTCCTGTTCCACCTGAATGGAGAAAAGGAGAGAAGTATGAAGAATGGCTAGCATGGGTCAAAGAAATGTGGAAGAAAGGATATGGAGGGAAAGAAGGAGAAGAAGTCAAAGAACCTAAAGAAAAGAAAGAGAAAGAAGAGAAGGCCAAGGCTAAATTTGTTGTTCAATTCTTAGCATGGATGGGTCCAATACATGTCAGAGGAATACCAAACATGAGATGGTTCTTACGTTTTGAAGAAGATGGAAAAGTAAGATCTTTCTGGTCTGAGATTGACTTTACAAGATTTAGACCAGCTCCTATGGTAGATGAAGGTTATGTCAATAAGAAGTGGTTGACTTTTGAAGGAGACATACCACCTCTAACAGAATATAATCCAACAAAGGACTTGACAGCCAAGATGACTATTATTGACAAAGGAACAGTTGAAGTAGAAAAAGATGAAGTTGAAGGTGCTGAAATAATTACACTTCACCTCAATGGTAAACGACTGAAAGGAATTTTCATGCTAGCTCAGGAAGAAAAAGATTCTGAAATGTACACTTGGGAAAAGCTAAGTAAGATAGATCTTTCTGAAGCTAAATTTGTCCTACAATTGCATGAAATAGAAACACCTGAAGGATTGAAAGCTCATTGGGACATCAGAATAGCTAATGAAGACAAGTTTGAATTCAACTTGTATAAAGATCCACTGACAATGACTAATGAAGGAGACAACTGTAAAGCAGTCTACAAGAAATGTCCAAATATTGAGAAGTGGATGGCTATAGACAAACCCAAGACAAAGATGATGGTTGCTGACTTAGTTACTTATGTCACACCAATTGATGAAGGCACAGTAAACATAATAGAATACAATCCTCCTTCATTCATCTCAATGGAATTCCATGGTGAGAAGTTGGAAGGATATTTTGTCTATAGAGATTTAGCTGGAAGAGGAGGAGTATTTGAGAGAGCTAAAGTACCACATCCATTGAAAGCTAGAACAGGAGATCCTGCTAAAGGAGATTATTACATACCCTTCAAAGTAGAAAAGAAGAGAACATGGGACTACTATTGGGTCAGAATTTATAACATGGGCAAGTTCACTAGATGTGTAGCTGATCCTACAAAATACATTCCTGAGTTGAAAGACAAACCTGAAGAAATCTTAGATGTTTTAGTCTGTCTCTATCCAAGACCAGGAACTATTCATGGAGCAAGGGTAGCAGCAGTAAAAGTATCTGACAAATGGCCTCCAGAAAAAGCGTTCAAATGGATCAAAGACAATAAACTTCATACTTGGCAAGGAGAACTCATAAGAGAGAAAAGAAAGAAGTCAGACAACTTGGAAGTCAAGATTGATGAAGCACTAGCAGAATTACTTGATAACTTAAGAAACCTTAAAGAAAAGAAAGCACAAGCTGAAGCAAAAGAAGAAGAGAAATTGGACAGAGAAATAAAGAAACTTAAGTTGGAACTGTTGAAGAAATTGTTGGAGGCTAATCAATGAAAATATTTGCAGACAAAGAGTTGAAGGAAGAGATAAAGACAATTCACTTTGGAAAGGTAGAAGCTGGTAAGGAAAAGACAATTACTGTCTGGTTGTACAATGATTCCAAAGCTATTCTCACCAACTTGAAAGTAAAGATAATTGGAAAGTTACCTAAGACAGAAAAAGTGGAAATCTTAGATGCACCAGTAACTATCCAACCAGGAGAAGCTAGTCCATTAGTCTTAAGATGGAAACCTTCCCTCAATTTCAAACAAGCATTAGAGGTAACGTTAAAAATAACAGGAGAAGAAGTTTATACAAAGACAACTCAAGTTCAAGTTGAAGAGGTGAAAGAAGAATGATAGCCTTGTTATTCATTTGGGATTCAGGAAGCTTGCATCCATGGACAGAACTCAACATGTGGAAACAGTTAGCTGAAGCTTTTCAAGTTGACTTAGTAATAATGATTCCAAACTTGAAGATGGACCTTGGATCTGGAACAGTTACCTTTGAAGCATATGACACAGTTGAAGAAGCATTAGCATCCCACCCAGAACTGAAAAGAGTCTTCTTAGAACCTAAATCAATAGTGCCAGATGCCATTGACTTAAAAGATTATGTTCATGAGGACAATGTAATCTATATCTTTGGAAATTCAGCTAAGTCAAATGTAGGACTAATAACAGAAGATGACACTGTTGTCTCTGTAGATACACCTAATCCTGATGCTCAATTATGGGCAATAGAAGTTGCTTCAATAGTCTTGTATGATAGAAAACTGAAACAGGGGTAGTTAAATGACTGCTACTATCATTTCTCTGATGAACAAGCTTTATGATGCAGAATCTACAAATGGTTGGACACTCAACAAAGGAGATGTGTATTCAGGATTTCAACGTGAAGGGAATTATTGTATAGGTGACCAAGTTTCAAATACAACTTATCATTTCTACAAGACACTTGCTTCTTCTGTCAATTTGCAAGGTAAACTGGTTACTTTCTGGGTAATGCTATGGGGCAACCCTGATACTCTAGCTAATGGAGGTATTAGATTTGTAGTTGGTGATGGCACTAATAGAGTAGCTATTTATGTTGGTGGTTCTGACAAGAGAGGTCTAAGATTTGGTGGTTGGGAATGTTTTGCTCTGTACATGGATGCTACCTATATTCAGAATAATTTGACAGTAGAACAGTTAGCTGGTTCTGCCTTTCCTGACTTGACTAATGTCACTGAAGTAGGGCCTGGTTTCAAGATGACAACGAAAGTAGTTGGTACTGCTCCTAACGTCTTATGGGATGTTTGTTATTATGGAGATGGTCTTAAAATAGTGGGAGGAACTGCATCTGATCCTGGTGTTTTCAAAGACATAGCTGATGCAGATGCTAGTACCTCTAATGCTTGGGGTATTATTTCAGAAACAGAAAGTGGAGTTTTTGAAATACAAGGCAATTTAATCTTTGGTGATGAAGGAGGTAGTTATGATACATACTTCAATGATAAGAACGTAACTCTCTTCTACAAAGACATGTGGGTTCCATCCAACTACTACAAATGGGAAATAAGAGGGAACACAAGCACAACTACTTCTTTCAAGTTAGGAGAGAAATCAGATTCATCTGGTATCAATGGTGTTGTTATTAGAAGTCCTTCTTCTAAGAACCTCATAATTGATGCTCACACTTACTCAAGCAGTATAGATGAGTTTGGTCTTTATGGTTGTTCCATTATATCAGCTGGTACAATAGACTTACCTGATTCTTCAGCTGCAGAAGTCTTAAACACTTCATTTGTCTCTTGTGGAATAGTGAAAGGTTATTCAGCTACTTTCAAGAACAACAACTTTATCACTGCACCTAACCAAGCATTTAAAATGGAACTCAACCACAATATTACTTCTTCACAGTTTATTAGCAACAATGTTGGTGTTTTAATAGAAACACCAGGTACATTCACTTTTGATGCTCTCAAGTTCTCGGGAAACACTTACGACATAGAGAACAATTCTGGAGGATATGTTGAAATCCAGTGTACAAATGGTGCTAACCCAACTACTGTCTTGAACCAAGGAAGTAGCACTACAACAATTATTAACACTGTCTATGTGACAGTTAAAGTGGTTGATTCCTCTCTTAATCCAATTCAAGGTGCAAGAGTCTATGTCTACAACACTACTGATGACCAAGAAATAATGAACCAGTTAACTAATGAGAATGGAGTAGCTGAGACAACAGTCAATTATCAAGGAGACAAAGATCTATTGATCAGAGTGAGAAAATCAACAGTTGGAAACACCAGATACATACCAGTCACTACGTATGGAACTTTAACAGTTGATGGATTCGACACAACTATCGTTCTTTATGAAGATACTGTTGCTGAAGGAAGTTAAGTTAACTTTAAATAGAAAAGAAAAGAAAAGGATAGTAGGTGAAACTTAAAATGGCAGTTGGTGATGAATGGACTATTGATGCATTGAACAAGAGAATCTATTCATCTGGCCCTTCTACTTTCACAGTCAATGAACTCTATTCCTGGTTGATGGATCAATTTGACAACCAAGAGTACATGGACGATCCTATACCAATGACTGCTCAGACACCAACAGAATACACGTTAGTAAATGGTTGGTTCATTGATGAAGAATCTCTTAAGTTTCTGAAAGGTGGTGCTATTAAGACATCAGGTTGGACCAATGAGATTTACATTCTTACTTTCCAGGAATCAGGTTATACTGACTGTGTATCTTCAGACATTGGCAAATTTGTCAACACTGGTGGTACTGACTTTGGTACATTGCTTTTCTATAATAATACTAAACGAAAATGGTGGATAAGAATAAAAGAAGGACAGTCTGTTCCTTCTCCAGGTTCGACTGTTAGTGTTACTGATGGAACTGGTTCAGGTACTTTAGAGTCTTCTGCTACTGGTGAAGATCTTTATGCCAACATTTACACACTAGGTACGATTGAATCAGGAACTAACATTTACGTCATTCAAGCAGGTGAAAGATATCCTGCTTATTGGGGCATAAACAACTCTAGTGAATGGTGGCCTGCAGGACATATAGACATTCTGATCAGAGTGAAAGAAGCAGACACTGAAGTTGATGAAGGAAAAGTTACTATTTATGCAAGAGAGTACACAGATTATTATGACTTCTATGAAATAGACCTATCAGCTGGAGGTAGGAACGCTGTACCATTGGCTACTTCAGATGACTTGGACAACCAAACTGCAGGTTCCACAGTTGCCAACTACATTGAAGACATAAAGATTTGGTTCGTACATGGTACACTTCCTTATGATTCTGGTTCTGGAAGCTTTCCAACTGGTGGAATTGTTGGTCATGTTATCTATGACTCAACTTCTGATGGAGTAGGAGTAGTAGTAGAACAAGTTGCAGGAGATGAAACAGCAGGAACATTCCGTCTTGCTAATGTCTCTGGCAACTTTGCTGACAACGATTCTCTGATGATCTTATCTGAATTGACTTTTGGTTCACCTTCTGGAACATTCCATGTGGGAGACACAGTAACTGGTGAAACATCAGGTGCTTCAGGAGTAATTCGTTATCTGGAACAAATACAGGGTGGAACAATTGGATATCTCTACTTGTCAGACAGAAATGCCAATGACTTCCAAGACGGAGAAAACTTATTGGTAAATGGAAACACAATTGCAGTAGCAGTTGGAACACAGACAGATTACAACTGGTCAGGTTCAGTAAATGGTAGCTTCACCTTTGGAAACACAATTGACAAGGACATAGATGATGGTCAAGGAGCACAACCTTACAATGTTGTTATTGACCTAGGTGGAAAGACAGTAGCTGAACTATATGAATTTGTCAAGTACATTTGCAGAAGAGGTTCAAACTATATTCTGAAACCAACAGATGGTACGTCAACAATTTATTCAGTTCCTGGTGAACAATACCAGAAAGCAGTAACAACTTATACTCAGGTCAAGAAAGCTTCACCTCTAGGAACATTTGCAGGTGGCAAGTTCTTCGGTGCTAGAGGTATATGGATACAGAACATGGATGTCAACGACATACGTAACTATCAGTTGATAGATGCTAACAATGTAACTCATGATCCTCCAAACTGGCAAGCATTTGTTGTGACTAACTTGCAAGCAGGAGACAGAGTAGCAATCTTCCCAACTGTAGCACAAGGTTCAACTACAATCAATAAGTCACAGTTCACTCTAGCTGGACAATCTTCAGGAGTAGACTACATTGAAGTCCAAGAAGAAATACCAGTAGACACACCATACAAGGAAGAAGACATGCCTGGAGTCATAAGAGTAAGATACAATGTAGGACAACCAAATGAGGGAGAAGACATCTATCAATATGACTCAATAGATTTTGCTAACAAGAGATTCCACTTGACAACTACAACTGTAAGAGCTTACACTAGCTCAGACAAAGCATATGTACCATACATGGACAGAACAGCTTCTTCAAGTGAAGAATCAGTGACAGTAAAGTATGTAACTGACAGATATGTAGTTGTCATTGTAAGAAGAAAAGGAATAATTCCATTCCAGCTAGCAGCTACATTCACTGACACAGGACTAAGAGTGTCAGCAATTAGAACAACTGACTCAATAGTAACTTAAGAGGGTTAGAAGTTGAAGTTCAAAGATCCACAAGGCAGAATACGAGAAGGACTATACTTCAAGAAAGTTAAGTTTCCTGTCAGAGATGCAGTTCATGGAGACACTTTGAAACTAGAAGAATATGTAGAAGTGAAGATAAAAGGCAGAAACAGAGAATGGGTACAATGGTACAAGTACGATGAATTCAAGAGACTCAATCCTCACATAGTGATTGAGAATGCCAATTAGATTTATACCGACAGTCAAATGGATTCAAATAGATTCATGGAAATATACTATTCAGTCAGCTAATGAAGGAGAGAGTGTTGTAACAGTCAATGAAACAATTTCTTCTGACACTCCTTCTTCTGGTCAAATTTCTCTTGGTATTTCAAGAGCTTCAGTATTAGGAACAAAGGACATGACTAGTGGTTATGACTGGTCATCTAATCCTCAGAATTTTTACATCTATTCTAAAGCATCTTACAAACAATTCACTCTTGTCACTCTTGATGCTAATTGTCCCACAATTGATGACATTGTCAACCACATAAATGAGAAATTAGGAACTCCTTTTCCTCATAATCAATACATTGAAGCTTATCATGATGGTGAAAGAGTAGGTCTTAGATATAAGGCAGGATATGAAGGAGACACTTATGCCTTTAGAATCAAGCCAGGAGATCCTGATGCATTAGATACATTGGGCATAACTCCTGGAATTTATGTAGGTGAATCTGATAGATATGAGTATTCATCTTGGTCAGGTAATCAGTTCAACTTAACTAGTTCTCTCACTAGATCTTATCCTTCTGGGTACAAAGCTACAGTCCATCCACTGACAATTGAGGTTCAAGAAATTTACAATGAAGCAATGGATTGGGCAGACTCTGATGAAGGAATGGTCCATCCTGTTCCAATGTCAGCCACTGGTTATGCTCCTCTAGGAGGAGGAGTCTATACAGACAAGATTTTCATCTTAACAAATGGTTGGAAACTAGCTCCTGAAGAAGGAAATTACACTTTGACATTCATAGGAACAATTATTACTGATGATGGTTCTCCAAGAGTAATTCTTCCTCCAGCTGGAGTCGTAACTGTCACATTCCAAGTCTCTTCTCAAGGAATTATTTCATTGACTTCTGGTTTGACAGAAGAAGATAAGACTGACATAGCTACAAAAGTATGGACTGTTGAAGATGGAAACTTAGTTAAAACAAAAGTAGAAACAGTAGAATCTGATGTCTCTCTTCTAAGGAAGATGGAGACTGGAAGGTGGAAGATAGAGAATGACTATCTCATTATTTATGATGAAGATGGAGTGACTCCATTAAAGAAGTTCTTGTTGAAAGGAGAACAGACAAAGGCATACAGTGAGAGGGTTCCTGTTCAATGAGTATAGTCACGAAAGGACTAGGTGGTCCATCTCTTATCACTTTAGGCTATGGTTGGCTAAAGAAGATAATCAAGGTCATAAAGAAAATAGTCTCTAGAGCAATACCATGGAGAAGGAAGAAATTCACTGTTAAAGTGAAAGTCCTTGGTGACTTGGTAAGACCTTTTAGAAGCACAGTTAAAGTGACTGGAGACTACTTGTTCCCTGTTGAGAAAACTTTAATAGTTTCAGGAACTTTTGTCCTTCCTGTTTCTTGTTTGTTAGAAGTAGAAGGAGAAATCTTTAGAAAATTTGGGTACAATATACCTCTTACTGGAGAAGTCAGACAACGTCTTTCACTAAGTTATCCTGTCACAGGTTATCCAGTTCATGTGTTCCAGAAAGAAATATTGTGTGAAGGAAAGAAAGACTTGTCCACTATAGTATGGTTATTGTTGGAGGATGAAGAATAAACTTAAATAGAAAGGACTCAAGAAATAGTTTAGGAGCAGGTAAAAATGTCTGATGAAACAGGAATTGAATTGATGACACAGAAAGAACTTGAAGAGATAAGAAAGAGAATTGCTAATGGTGAGAAGCCTACTAGAGTATCTATTGACTTGAACTATCCATTCATCACTCTTGAACAAGAAGGAAAACTGATAATCTCTGGAATAGCTCTCTGTGAAGGTACATGGAAGAATGTCATGTATCCAGCTGATGAGATAAAGAAAGCAGCTGATACTCTTCTAGGAAAACCATTGAAAGTAGAACATGGTCTTGATCCTCACTTTGGCAACAAGACAGTTGGTAAGGTCATCTATACAAAGTATGATCCTGTCCTAAGAGCAATTGTCTTCAAAGCAGAAGTAACTGATCCTGAAGCAATAGCAAGAATTAAAGATGGCACATTCCCTGCTGTCTCTTGTTCAACTTGGGTAGACAAACTACCTCTTGATAAAGATCTCTTTGTAGGCTTCAATTACAACTTCAATGAACTGTCCCTAGTAAGAGAACCTGCTTGTGATCGTTGTTACATATTTGCTCTAGAAGAATTAAGTAAGCTTATAAATGGCAAATCCTTAAATAGTGAAATAGTTAAAGAAGAGATAGGTGAAAGACCAATGGAAGAAGAGCTAGAAGAGACAGAAGTTACTGCTGAAGATATTGTCTGTTCTCCAGACGAAGAAGAACTAGATATCTCAGAGCTTGAAGCTCCAAGACTCTTTGCTGTTGTGGAATTGACTGAGGATGAACTGGAAAACTTAAAGAAAGTTGTGAAAATTGTTAGTTACTATTACGGCTATCCTTATCCATATCCTTACTATGGCAAGTATCCTTATCCATACTATCCGTACTATCCGTATTACCCATACTATTATCCACCTAAAGAAGAGGAAGAAGAGAAGAGCAAAAGAAAGGAGATGAAACAGTCACTTTGGGCAGTCATTGAACTTGACTCTCCTGATGCTCTTCAAGAGTTGAGACAGAAAGTCAAGAAAATAGTTGCAGTTTACTATGGCTATTATGGTTATCCATATCCAGGATATCCTGGCTATTACAAGTATCCATATCCTTACCCATATCCCTATCCGTATTATGGCTATCCTTACTATGGTTATCCTTACCCTTACAAGTATCCTGCACCTACTGAGAAGAAAACCAAGTTAGGTGTAGCTCTTATCAGTGACGAAGAAGGTCATATTACAGCTGAAGAGTTCTCCTCAAAAGAAGAACTGGAAGAACTTAAAGCTAAGAAGAAAGTCATCTTCTATTACTATTATCCTTATCCAGGATATCCTTACCCTTATCCTTACCCCTATCCTTACAAGTATCCTATGCCTGAACTAGCTGAAATCAAATGTCCAGTTTGTGGTAAAACTTTTGATACGGAAGAAGAATTCATGGAACACTGGGCAGAAGAACATGAAGAAACTTACGGAAAACCAGAATTAGCTGCTGATGAGAAATATAGAATAGTCAAGAATCCAAAGACAGGAAAGTTCATACTAATGGTTCCAACTGGAAAGAAGTTTCCTGCCTTTAAGATAGTAGGACAGTTTGACAGTGAAGAAGAGGCAAAGAAAGAAGCAGAAAAACTTATAAGTTCACTATCACAGTTAAGTGTTAAGGAGGTAAGTCAAATGGAAGAGGAAGAGAAGAAAGAAGAAGCTAAAGAGGAAGAAGTCAAACAGGAAGAAGCCAAACAGGGAGAAGTTGAAACCCCTAAGGAAGAAGTGAAAGAGACTCCAACTATCTCTGTTGATGAACTTAAAACAGTTCTAGCTGATGCACTAAAGACAGGAATAATGGAGGCAATAAAGGCTATCAGAGAGACTGAGATAGAAAAGAAAGAAGCTCCTACTGAAGAAGAACTCACACCTGAGAAAGAAGCAGAGAAACCAATAGTAGGTCAAGAGAAAGAGGAAAAGAAAGAAGAACAGACAGAAGCCAAGACCGAAGAGACTGAAAAGACTGAGGAAAAAGCTGAAGAAAAGAAAGTTGAAGTCACAGTAGTGGAACAGAAAGAAGGTGAAGAGGGCCCTACCGAAGAGAAGAAGGAAATGACACTGGACGAACTATACCAGAAACTGAAGGAAGAGGGAGTTTCTTCAGCAGAACTTCTGTTGAAAGTTTATCGTACAAAGTAGAAGAGAGTACTTCCATGTCTGAGATTGAAGAACTCAAGAAGAAAGTGAAGGAACTAGAAGAACAACTACTTGAACTTAAAGCAGAAAATAAAGCACTCCAGAAATACATTGATCTTTTGGAGAAGAGAGCTTCTGTTCCTTCATTTTCTCAACAGAATCTTCAACCTCAACAGAGACAGATGACAAAGAAAGAAATAGAAGAGAAACTTAAAGAAATCAAGGAGAATGTTGACCTAGGACAAATAGTTCTTTACTGTATTGAGAAAGACCTCATCAAACGAGGTAGGGAAGAAGTAGGCTAGTTCTTCTAGACAAAGAGAAGGTTTTAAATAACTCATCTATCTTTCTTTTTCTTCAGAAAGAAAATGGTGAAAGGGAAAATGAAAAGTCTAGAAGAACTAGCTACTGGTACTACACAAATCCTCGATCTGTTACCTAAGATCATCCTCGATGAAGTAGAGGAAGCTGCTAGAGCTAGGCGTTTTGGTCGTAACTTGGTCAGAATAAATGAAGACCTAGTTAGGACCAAAGGTAGAAGCCTAGTCATTGGCAGACGTGGAACTCTCACTGCTTCATCTGTCTCTGAAGGTGGAACTCCAACTGAGAACACTCTGACCTATTCTGCTCACACTATAACTGTGGGCAAAATAGGAACTTGTGTCAAGATCACTCAGGAAGCTATTGACGGTGCAGAGCTAAACCTGATCAAGGATGCTATTGCAGAGGCAGGTATAGCTCTGGCTGACAAGGAAGACTTAGACATTGTTCATGAACTTATTGGTTACACGACTGCTTCAACAATCTCTTCAGGTGCAGGTACTTTGTCCACAGGCAAGAAAATCCTAGAGATAGTCTCTGACCCTGCAGGAATTGTCTCTAAAGTAGACTACTATGATGGAAAGATAGTAGTGACAGGAGCAGGAACAATAACTTATGCTTACACTGTCAGAACTTATGTAGAAGATGCTCAATCAGCAGGAACTCTGTCCTATGACGACATAGCTATTGCTGCTGGCAAGATAAGATCAAGGAAATGGAAGCCTAACTTCATGCTAATTCATCCTAACCAAATGGCTGACCTACTCAGAGACACTAGGTTCATTGATGCTTCCAAATACGGAAGCAATGAGCCTATTGTCAATGGTGAGATAGGCAAGATCGCTGGTCTGAAAGTACTAGTCTCAACTCACATACCAGATGGTGTGATGCTGATCGTGGACTCAACAAGAGCTGCTTGGTTGGCTATCAAGAGACCAATTGACATGAAGAGATGGGACAATCCTGCTACTGACTCAGTAGAACTCTACTTCTACGAGGAATATGGTGTCAAGGTAACAGATGAGGATGCAGTAGAAGTTGTAGTCAACCTCAACAAGACATACGCCACTGACCTCTAAACCAGTAGCTAGTTTATTTTAAAAGATATTTCGAGTCTCACCCTAAAGTGGTGAGATTCGTTTTCTTTCTATCTCTTGTAGAAAACTTAAATAATTTGTTTGATGATTCTTGTTTTAGGGATATTAGATGTATACGACTCCACAAGATGTAAGAGACTTGCTTGGTGTAAGTATTGAAGATGCGTCAGATGAAATCTTAAAAGAATTTATTGAGAAAGCACAGAGAGTGGTACTGAAGCACATTACTGTCAAAGTCAAAGATGAAGTGATGTCTGGTAGCATAAATGGACAGAACAACACTTTCTCTGTCTCAAACAAATATTTGGCTGATGTAGATTTTGATGAACAAGTAACAACTTCAGACTTCAAAATATATGGTTGGAAAGATGCTGATGATCCTGGTACGAAAGTAGAGTTGACTTGTTCCACTTTCTATCCTGAATATGGAATCTTTGTTCTTTCTGAAGCACCTGATCCTAATACTTATGAAATTCTTACTTGTGACTATTCTTATTACACTTGTCAGATAGACTGGACATTAGTAGAACTGGCAACAGCTTATTATGCTGCCTTCTTGTGGGTAGCAAGAGAACTGTTTCTTGTACCAGAAGAGTGGGCACTAGGAAACTTAAGAATTAGACAGAGAGAACCGTGGAGACATTACAGAACAGAATTCTACAACATCATAAAGTATCTTAGAAGATTACCCATGGACATGACCAGTTACAGAAAGATGGTGACAACTCCAAGAGTAAGAGGAGAATTCACTGGACCTAGAACACTGCAGGAATATCTTGATAGACTGTCTAGAATGAAGGTGAAAACTTAATGTACAAAATACCAAAGTGGCAAGTAAAGAAGTTTCTCAAGAAAGAAGTTACTTTGAACAAGTATTCTATTGAAGCAACTGATGAATATGGTCAAGCACAGAAAACTTTAGTTGGTTCTTATTCTATCAAAGCAGAAATTCAACCTATAACTTTTGATCAATTAATTCACTATCCTCCTGGAGAAGTGGAAATAGGAGATGCATGGGGATACTTCCAAACATCTTATGTTGTGAAGGGAGTCACTGTCAGTCTTGAACCAGATGATGAAATAGTCTGGAATGGACAAACTTTCATTGTCAGAAACATAGAGAAATACATAGCTGGTGAAGATGAAATTTATTTGAGAGTCTACTTGAAGAGGATAGAAGGATGAAACTGAAACCTTATATCAAAGCTAAAGTGACAAGAGGAAAGGGAATACAACGACAAATCTATGAAGCATTCTATCAAGCTTTTTCTGAATGGATGGAAGAAGTCTATCCTAAAGTATTGAGTGAAACACCTAGATATTCTGGACCAGAAAGACCTAGAACACCAGCTAATATTGCTTCTTACATTAAATTGATGACAGTACCAGGAATCTTTGGAATCAAATACAGAACAATAGGAGTGCCAGGAGCAGACAGAGTAGGTTCACCTCAGTGGAGAGCATGGGTGGTGATAAATGTACTTCATTCTGGTTGGAGAAAACCTTTCATCAGAAGACCAAAGAGAAAAAGAGTAATGACATTTCCTCTTCAACGTGGAGCAGTTGTAAGAAATCCTGATGTATTGAGAGGACCACCAGGTTCACCTAGAGGACCTAAGACTTGGGTAGTCACAAGAAAAGCTCAACAGTTACCAAGAGTGAAATTGAATCCTTGGATACGTAGAATTGTTCATGCTTCTTATCCCAAACTATTAGTGAAGTATGAGAAAGCACTTAAAAGTCTGAAAGGTAGAGTTAAAATTAGGAGGATTGAGTTCCATTGAAAATAGTAACAGTCAATAAGATCTTAGTTGATCTCTTGAGAAACAACTTACCAAATTTGCATGGTGGAAAGCCTTATGTTTATGTGGATTATCCTAGAGTAGATGCTACTTTCCCACGTGTCTCTGTTACTCATGTAGGAGGAAACTTAACTCCTATAGCTGTTGGAGAAGTAGTCACTTCTACTGACGGTCACACTTTTGCTCTACTTTCAACATTAGACTTTGACATTGATGTATGGGTCAAGATGGACAACAGAGCAACAATAGATGGAACAACTTATGTTGGTACTAAGTTGAGAGATGAATTGGCTGACAGGATAATTCAAATCTTAATAGAGAACAAGAAAACTTTGAAAGAGGATTATGGCATTCTAGACGTTGAAGTTTTAGGTGTCTATTCTCATCCTTTAGATGAGGATTTAATGTTGCATCGTAAAACAATAACTATTAGAATAACTTCAGAGAGAGTGAAGAGTGAGTAAAATGACAGCATACAAAGGTTGGAATGCAAAGATACTGAAAGATGGTCAAGTGATAGGAACTGCTAGAGAAGTAAGAGTCACAGTAGACCATTCTCTTGAAAGATATTACATCCCATTCAGTAGGACACCTTATGAAATACGAGAAGGACAGATAAAGATAGACGGAACAATACGAAAGTTGTGGGTTGACAAGACTTATCTAACTTTGTTGGCAAATACTGGTACTCTAACTAATTTTGATCTTGAATTACAGGTGAACAATTTGCATCTCTATATCTACAATTGTAAGTTTTCTAAAGGAGAGATCACTGTTCCTCAAGATGGTTGGATAACAGAAGACCTTGACTTTATTGGTTCTTCTATTGCTGTTGTAGAAACTTAAGGTTTAAATAACAATCAAAGATAAGATAGAAGGTGGTGAGAGAAGAATGGCGACATATAAAGGTTGGAATGCTAAAATCTACAAGGATGGACTGTTGATAGGACACTGTGATTCAGCATCAGTAGAAATAGCCACTAACCTAGAAGCCTACTATGAAATAGGCTCCAGAGTACCAACTGATCTAGTTGCTGGTAATCAAGAAGTCACTGGCTCCCTCTCAAAGGCTTGGGTCAACAAGGACTATCTACAACTAGTTGCTGGTACAGGAACACTCTCTGAATTTGATCTTTGCTTTGAAGTTGAAAATGGACCAAAAATCTATTGCTACGACTGTAAGTTTGAGAGAGGAGCAGTGGACATTCCACAAGACGGTTGGTTGAAAGAAGACTTTGACTTCAGGGCAAAATCAGTAGCAGTCCTCTAGAAGGATTAGTACCCTAAGTAAAGGGTTTAATCCGAATCTCCAAGAAGGAGGTGTTTCGGTATGAGTGAAGAAATTAAAGAGTTTGCTGAAGCAGCTGACTTGCTAGCTCCAGATGAAACTAAAGAAGTGACTCTGAAGACTATAAAGAAGAAAGTCAAGATAAGACAACTGACATTTGGTGAAATAGCTGACATAGCTAAAGTATCACAGAATGATCTAGAACAGTATGTTTGGGTAGTCTACAAAGGACTAGTAGAACCAAAACTGAAAGTAGATCAAGTCAGAAAGATGGCTCCACTGACTCTAGTTGAACTAGCCTATCATATTCAGAAGTATTCAGGACTAGACCAAGACTCTATCAAGAAACTAGAAAATTTATTGAAAACAAATATCTCTTTACAGCCTTCCAAGTAATGTACTACATGAAGTGGACTTTAGAAGACTTAAAGAAACTGAGAATGCCTCAATACATTTGGATAGTGAAGTCACTAGAGAAACAGAAACGGATGGAGGCAAGAGCATTAAGAGGTAAAAAGTAAGATGACATTAAGATCAAATGTAATAGTAGGCTTTGAAGTTGCAGGAAGACCACTGCAATGGTTAGAGAAGACTCTTGACCGTTTTGGCATGAGAATGCGACTGACAGCCAGAGACCTACTAAGATTAGGTGGCACTATTTCCTCTTATTTCTCTAGAGTTGAATCAATTTGGTTAAGATTTCTACGTCTAGGAGATGTTTTTGCTGGAGGAATGGAAGAAGTAGAATGGGTACTAGGAGATTTAGCTGATGTAGTGGGAGAAGCATTAGAACCTGCTCTTGAATTCTTAGCTGATATACTGGAAAATGTAGTAGACTATGCTGAAGAAAATCCATGGTTACAATGGGCTATTATTCTACCACTTATAATTGCTTTAGTAGGTAAGTTAGCAGCTGGAATACTTAGGATGGTAGGTACTATCAAACTAGCTGCAGGAACATTGATGACATGGCACCGGGAAGCACTAGGCTTTGTTGATGGTATCAGATATGTCACTATAGCTTTGACAGAAGGAAAAGAAGCAGCTGATAAATGGTTAGTTACCACAGGAAAACTTCAAAGAATGATAGCTGAAGAGAGAGACAGATTCTTCCAACTTAGAGAGGCATTAGCTGACAAGATACAAGTTACACGACAGAACATCAGTTTTATTGACAAAGAAATAGCTTCAAGAAAACGAAATATAGCACAGATAGATCAACAGATAAATGCTCTTACAGGATTATTGGGAACAAGTCCAGAAGTGGCTGATAGAATAGAAGAATTAACAGCAAAGAGAGAGAAAGAAAGTACAGCTATAGAGAAGTTACAAGCCAGAAGAGATAGAGAAGTCAAGAAGCTTTACAAGTATCAAGATCAATTGATTGAAGTTGAAGGAGAAATAGCTTCTATTAACAAGTTAACTAAAGAATATGCTAAACAGTCAAAGAAACAAGAGAAAGGAGTCAGAGGAGTATTTACAACCGTAAAGAAAGGACTCAAACCAATGGCTAAGTGGGCTGCTATAGGAACTTCATTAATAGGACTTGCTTTTGGACTGTTTCTTGCATGGGAACCATTACAAGATCTATTTGAAGTTGTGACTGACATTCTATATGACTTACTTTCTCCATTAGAACCAATAATAGAAAGTTTTGCAGACTGGTTAGAAGAGAATCCTGATCTAGCTAAGGCACTTATACTCTTGATACTGCTCTTGCCTGCTGTATTTCTAGGAATGAAAGTTCTAGGAAAAGTGGGAGGAATACTAGGGAAAGTATTTGGTAAGTTAGGTGATATCTTAGGAAAAGTAACATCTCCATTTGGTAAACTGGAACAAGGAACATGGAAGACATACTTGGCTGAAGCAGCATTGATAGGAGCAGTAGCTGCACTTATCTTTTCACTGGCTTACTTCTTCACTTCACTTATGAAGACTGGTGTGGGACTGTGGGAAGCAGTAGGTGCTCTGTCAGCTGTCTTTGCTGCTATCTTAGGATTCTTAGGTGGACTAGTGTTACTAGCTAGAGGACTAAGTACAGTATCTTCACAAGTGTGGATGGGAATAGCTGCTCTAGCTGCTCTAGTGGGAATAGTTACTCTTCTAACTTGGGCTTTCACTATGTTGCTTCAACCACTGACACAGATAGAAGGAGGAATAGCTGCATTGTGGAACTTAGTAGGAGCATTACTGGCACTGTTAGCTGGATGCACAATTTTGATAGCTGTTCTAGGTGCTCTAGGTCCTCTAGCTCTACTAGGAGCAATGGCATTCTTGATGTTAGGTGCAGCTGTCTTAATGGCAGGAACAGGATTCTATCTTGCTGGAATGGGTGCACAATTACTGGCTCAAGCAATAGGTTTCTTGATTGACAAATTGGTTGAAAGTATAAGTGTACTACCACAAGCTGTAGCACTCTTATTTGGTCTTGGTGCTGGACTTATGGCAGTTGGTATGGGAGGACTAGTAGCTCTTGCAGGACTAATGGCTGCATTCATGGGATTTACAATGTTCTCTACAGCAATTGCAATGACAGCAGGAGCTTTGTACATGTTAGCAGGAGCAATTTCTGCTGTAGCTGCTGCTCTTAGAGCTGTACCTGACTGGGCAAGAGGAATAGTAGGAGGTTTCTTAGGTGGTCTTGCTTCTATAGGTAGAGCTATTGGAGGAATGTTTGGCATACCAGGAGCACAAAGAGGTGGTATAGTGGAAAGAGCAGGAATTGTCTATGTACATCCTGGAGAATTAATAGTACCAGCTAGAGTGACACCTGAAGTAGGAGGAGAATATCACAATACTTTCTTCATCACAGCTTACATCAGAGGAGAAGAAGACATTAGAGCATTAGCTGAAGAAATCAATAAATTGCAAGCAGCAAAGATAGGGAGGACTGTCTAATGGTAAAGTTAATAGAATACATTTGGGATCCAGACCAACATAAGTATGTTTCCTCAGGGAACACTTTCACTTTTGATCCTCCCCCTTCATCTATTCAAAAGAATGTCAAGTGTGAATGGCGTGTAAAGCACATTGGAAAGAATGAACTTAAGAAGTTCAAGTGGAGATACAGAAGAACTTCAGCTATTAAGTTGAGAGGAGTCTTACATTCAGAAAGTGACAGACTTACTCTAGAAACTTTAGGTACAAGAAATGCTCTCTTCAAATTAGAGATAGACTTTCAAGAACCAAAGAGTGCAGGAGAAGACATTGGTTCTGCTTATCCTCCAACTGGAAGATATGGATACTTCATCATAACAGAGATGGTCTTTCAAGGAGTACCAGGACAGAATGATATTCAATATGAAATAACACTAGAAAGAGTTAGAGAAGATCAGGTGGGCTAAAATGCAATATCAAGTGATCATCAAAGACAAAAACACTGGTTCAACACTTTACACTATCGATGAAGTGAAAATTGAATATGTTGAGATAGAACTGAATCTGTCTGACTTGTCTAGATTTCATATCAAGGTATTGAATGATCCTCCAATGGACATTGAAGAAGGAGATCTACTGTACTTCCAAATACAAAACATTGGTACAGGACTAAAAACTGTCATAGGAGGAGAAATCTTAAGAGCAAAGAAAGTAATTGATGAAGGAGAGAACTACCTTGAATTAGAAGGTGAAGATTTCTCTGCTCTATTGCAGTACAAAACAATAACTTCTGCATGGGAAGACACAGATGCAACAGACATTGTTCTTGATGTTCTTTCTCAGTTTCCTGAAATAACAACTGGAACTTATGAGAGTGCAGGAACTATCTCTTATTCATGTACAGAAAAGACAGGTTTAGAAGTTCTCCAAGATCTACACAATTACACTGGTTTTGAATTCTATGTTACACCCAACAAAGAACTCAAATGGTTTGATCCAAACGAACATACTGGGACGACACTTACTCTGTCTGATCTAGAAAACTATGAATGTTATGAAGAAGCACATAACATCGTAAACTTTGTTAAAGTTGTAGGAGATTATAGGAGTCCTTATCCGGAAAATGAAGCAGCTACAGAAAGTGACACTTCCAATTGGACTAGTAAAAATGGAAAGACAATTGAGTTAGTGAATTCTGGTGGATTAACTCCTAAAGTTGGTGACTACTGTCTAAGAGTAGGACCTTATTCTGGTGATGCCTCTGATGAAATTGTGTATGATTTGGGAGGAACTCTTGATCTTACTAAACCTGGTTGTTACAAGAAGATCGAAGCTTTCTATGGATTTGACTTTGAAGGAAAACAGAATCTCACTACTACAATGAAAATAAGATTGTACACAGATGACAGCAACTACTTTGAAACACCTTTTGGTGGACATTGGGGTATTAACATCACTAAGTATTGGGAGAAGAAAACAGCTAAAGTAGGTCCTAGAAGAGGAGTCTGGTATGTCTATGGAAGTCCAGACTGGTCACAAATAACAAAAGTTGGTTTCTATTTTGAACTAAGTGGTTATTCAGATACTTGGTATTTCTATTTGGATGGTTTCCAATTTACAGGAGGACAGTATAATGCAACTGCATCAGATCAGACTTCACAGAATACATGGGGTCTAAGAAAAGCCAAGACTGTCAAAGACAACTCTCTAACTTCTGATGAAATGTGTCAAGAAGTAGCAAATGCTATTATTGCTAACTTCAAAGATCCAGTACCTGTGTTGGATAACCTAGAACTGTCAGAAGGAAATGAAACATTAGAACTAGGAAAACTGATTGATGTCCAAATACCAGAAGGAACATTCACTGACAAGAAAATAGTAAAGATCGTTCACAAGATAGATGATGGTGACTTTATTACAACTCTTTCTCTTGAGAATCCACCTAAGACAATTAATGAATTGGTTGACAGTCTGAAACATAGAATTGAACATGAAGAGACTGAACCAATAATAGAAGAAGAACCTAGTCCTTCAGGAACAGAATATCATCCACCTCCTGACATGAGTGAAGCTGTAGATACAAGTCCTGATCCACCAAGTTTCACTTGTGCTAATATTTCAGTTGTAAGAGCAGAATCAGAGATAGAGACTAAAGTAGCAATACAAGTATCTATCCCAAGAGTAGAAGAAGCAGGAGGCTATCTAGTAGATTACAGAAGAACAGATGAACCTGAGTGGAGAAGCATTATAGTTGAACAACCTTCAGCTGGTCCAGCTACTGTTCTTATTTCTGATGTAGAACTAGGGAAAGACTATGAAGTACATGTTGCATCACTTTCAAAGTTAGGTACAGCATCTAATTTTGTACCAGATCCACCATGTGTAGTAACAATAGAAGCAGACACTGTTCCTCCTCCTGCTCCAAGTACTATTAATGCATATGAACTGTTCAATGGAATTCTCTTAGAATGGCCTGAAGTAACTGCTGCTGACTTGAAATGTTACAATGTCTTGCATAACACTATTAATGACTTGAGTTCTGCTTCAACTATTGCAAAGATAGATGCTACAACTTACTTGTGGAAAGTACAAGATCCTAGCACTGATTATGCTGAACAATATTTCTGGGTATCAGCTGAAGACATCTATGGAAATGAGAGTGACAAGACTGGACCAGCAAAAGGAACACCTGCAAGAGCTAAACCTATTGATCTAACTATAGAAACAAGACCATGGACTTCTGACATAGGAATAATTGAAGACCATAGAACTTTTGGTAAATTCTACTATGGAAGTTCTCCAATATACTATGATGTCTCTCCTGACACAATCACAGTTGGTTCAAACACTTACAATCAGTTTGTAAATTATGAACCTGATTCTTCTGCCAATGTCGTTCATACTAGATCTAGCAGCACTTCTTATTACACTACTTATTGGGGTGTACGAGTATTCAAAGTAGACTCCTCAGGCAATGAGTCAGAAATAACTGATGGGAACCCTGTTGCAATTGTATCAAGAACTTCTGATGGAGAAGGTGTTCAAACTACTACATGGTCATTTCCTGGTTGTACTCTTGATCCAACTGACAGAATTTGCATAAAATACTATTCTAGAATAGGCACATCTGACTGGGTAGAAAAACTTAACGTTGTGACTCCTGAATTAGGAGTTTCAAGTCTTCCCGCTCAGTTATGGAGATTCAAATACTACACGAAAAGATTAACTCTGTACTTTGATCAATACTACACTAACAATTATCTTTTCTTTGGAAAAGACAAGAACACTAGTTTTCTTGGTTTAGCTGATGGTTTCATTAAGTTTGCAGATGGTTCTAGTAAGTCAATTCTAAGAGACACTGATGGCACTAAATTGACTTCATCAGTAGAAGGAGTTCACTATGTTTATTGGGAAGATGGTGTTTCAGACTTACAATGGTCAACAGATTATTCAGACGCAGTTGGAGAAGGTAAAGGTTTAATTGCAATAATAGATAGAAAGACTTCCGAACCTTCTTCTATACTTCCTTTCAATACTTACAAACCAACTATAAGTGCAGGTGTAATAGCTGCCAAAAGTATTTTAGCTGAACATATACGAGCCAATCAGATAACAGCAGATCATATAGTAACAGGTGCTATTCACAGTGATCATATTGCAGCAGGACAAATAAAAAGTGATCATATTGCCACAAGTCAGATTGAAGCTAAACACATTAAAGCAGGAGAAATAACAGCTGAAAAGTTAACTGTTGGCTTTGCCAACTACTTACCAGATGGTGATTTTGAAATAGGAGATCTTTCCAAAGAATGGCAAGTAGAAACTGGTTCTGCAAGTCTAGACACATATGCTTATTCAGGAAATTATTCACTAAAAGTAACAGCTGATTATTACAATTCCGACACAGGAAACTATGAGGGACGAGTTCACAGTAGAACTTATATTCCATGTATCGGTGGGGAACGATTTTATATACGAGCTAGATTAGACACAACCAACAATGCAAAAGCAAGAATAGAAATAGCCTTCTATGATCAAAACAAAAGTTATATTTCTTCAACTACTGCAATCTCACTTCCCTTTACAGGAATTGATTGGACAGAAGGAAAAGTCTCATTTACTGCACCAGACAATGCCTCTTACTTTAGAGTCTACTGTATTGCATTTGAAAGTAGTAGTGGAGTGAGTGCTAATTTTGATGATATTTATATCAGGAAACAAATCTTCACAGAAGATATAGATGATGATGCTATAGTAGCAAGTAAAATCGCAGCAGGAGAAGTCAAGACAGAACATATTAGATTCAGTGGTACTCAACCTTCTCAAGTTGAAGCAGGAATGTTATGGTATGATTCTTCAGAACATCTGATAAAATTTGCAGAAGGCCCTAATGCAACTGATTGGTATTACATTCCCAAATATCCACTTTATGAATCTATGGCACCTCAAGAAAACTTCATACCAAATCAAAGTTTTGAGTATGATAGAGATGGTGATGGACAACCAGATTATTGGGAACATCACTGGGATGAAGGAGGATCACCAACTTATGATTATGTTTCCGACCATACAAGAAAGGGAGGCAAAGCTGTCAAAACAACATGTGACGTAGGTGAAAAGGCAGGTTGGATATCCACAGTCTATATTCCCGTCGCTGAAGGACAGAAATACTATGCCTCGGTCTGGATCTATTCTGGAAGTGCGAATGCTAGTGGAACAGTCTATTTATTGGCTGAATGTTATGATGCAGAGAAAAATTGGATCAACTACGTAAATTTCGCATCAACAAGTCCTCCAGTAAGCAGTTGGAAACAAGTGAGCGGTGTAGCAACTATTCCAACTAACACACGATATATAAGACTAGCATTCAAACATGTAAATGAAGATGGTACAAACACAAAATCTGTTTGGTGGGATGACGTAACTCTAAGTGAACTAAGAATGTTACCAGCTTCAGCCTACAGCTCTTCCAGTAGCGAACTGACTAATATGCTCGAAGGTCAACATACGTTACTAAGCAAAACAGTGTATTGCAATGAAGAATCTTACCTTTGGATTATTGCAATATTCAAAAGAAAGAATCAAACTACTCAAGTCAGTTTCTTCTTTAAAGTCGACGGGAATGTAAAAGGTCTTACTTGGCCAGTCCTTAGTGAATCCTCTGATTACGTGACTGATTGCATCCAAGCCCTAGTTCCAGTATCAAAAGGCGATCACACTGTAGAATTAATCTGTTCAGTTGGGTCCTCACCAGCAGCAGCCTCGGTGTATCACAGGTACATGGTAATTCAAGTCCTAAGACAAATTTCTGCTTAAAGAAAAACTTAAAAATCTTAGAGTCTTTAATCACATTCGGGTGAAGAGACTTGGAAGATGACATCAGAGAAATCTTACAAAGGTTGACAAGAATAGAAAGTAAGATGGAAGAAGTCTCACATCAATTCGAAAGAATAGACAAACGACTAGATAGAATAAATTCAGAAATGGGTTCTCTTGATTCAAGAATGGATGGACTGGACAGGAAGTTTGTGGCACAAGAAGAGAGATACAACAGAATGATATTCATCTGGAAAGTAGCAACAATGTTCCTTGCACCTATAATC